CGGCGAGGCCCTGGACGTGGAGGCCAGCGCGCGCAAGATGGCCGAGAGCTACAACCAGCTGCAGGCCCGCATGGGCACTGGCGACGTGCCGCCGAAGGCCGCCGAGGAATACACCATCACGGTGCCGGGCGCCTTCAAGGAGACCTTCGTCGAGGACGACCGCACCAAGGCCTTCCGCGCCGATGCGCTGGCTGCCGGCCTGACGCAAAAGCAGTTCGATTTCGTGATGGGCAAGTACTTCGCGGTGGCGCCCGAGCTGGTGACGGGTGCGATCGACAACACGGTCGAGACGACCCGGGGCGCGCTGGAGAAAGCCTGGGGCGCGGAGTACGGCAAGCAACTGGACGCGGCGGCGCTGGCCTTCGACAAGTTCGCCGATCCGGCCGACAAGGGCAAGTTCGACAGCATCATGACCGACCCGGCGCTGGCGTACCGCATCCTGGCCAAGATCGGCCCCGAGCTGCAGGAGGCAGGCGGCATCCCGGCGACGGCTACGACTGGCTCCGATGGCGAGGCGTCCATCAAGGCGCTGCTGCTGACCGAAGCCAACACCAACCCGCGCCATCCTGAGCACGCTGCAACCCGCCAGCGCATCGATGCCTTCTACGCGAAGAAGTACGGGACCGCGCCCGTGACCTGATTTCTCCTGGTGGGTCGAGCCGTTGGGGCTCTTTGGCCGGTGGCGTCACAACCACCGGCCCTTTTATTTCCGGGAACCCGAACGGCACTCGGGCAGACACTGCGCAGCAATCGGCCCGGGGCGGCACCCGGACAACCAGCAAAGCCAGTGCACAGCGATACGCCAAGGCTGTGGACTTCCGAGGGCCAGCATGCGCTGACAACCCGAAAAGACCGGCGTGTGTTCTCTGACTGGAAAGGGTCGCAATGAACACCACCATCACCGCTGCCTTCGTGCAGCAGTTCCACGACGGCTTTGTCGCCGCCAACGAACAGAAGGAAAGCCGCTTCGAGTCGCGCGTCATCAACCGTGGTTCCATCGTCGGGTCGAGCTTCACCGCCAACGACATGGGCACCATCGAGATGAACGCCGTGACCAACCGCTACGGCGACACGGAATGGTCCATCCCCGATGTCGGCACCCGTCAGGCGCTGATGTCCGACTACGATCTGGCCGTGCCGGTCGATCAGTTCGACTTGCCCAAGCTGCTGGCCAACCCGCAAGGCGACTACCTGCAGCGTTGCCTGGCCGCCGTCCAGCGCAAGAAGGACGCCGTGATCTACGCCGCGCTCAAGGGCTCGGCGCTGCGCAAGACCGACGAGTCCGGCTCGTTCTCCGGCCAGGCGCTGCCTGCAGGCCAGGTGATCGCAGCCGGCGGCACGGGCATGACCAAGGCCAAGATCATCCAGGCCAAGAAGCTCTTCCGCACCAACGAGGCGGACGAGCACAACGGCGAAGAGCTCTACATGGCCTATGACGCCGGCATGCTGGAGGACGTTCTGTCCGACGCCACGCTCACCAGCGCCGACTTCATGGCCGTGAAGATGCTGCAGGACGGCAACATCACCGGCAAGTGGATGGGCTTCAACTGGGTGCCCTACGAGCTGCTCTCGGGCACCTCGACGAAGACCGCCGTCGCCTGGTGCAAGTCCGCCGCGCATGTCGGCACCGCGATGGCCGGCCAGGTGGACATCGGTCCGCGCCGCGACAAGCGCAACCTGATCCAGATCTACGTCCCGCTGTCCATTGGCTCCGTGCGGGTCAATGAGTACAAGGTCGTGACCATCGACTACGTCGTCTAAGGAGGCCCGAAATGGCAGAAGTCAAGAGCACGCAGACCACGGCCATCGCGGCCGGCTACAAGGTCCTGCCAAGCGCGGATGGTGGCCGCAAGCGCGGTTTTTATGCCGAGTACGTCAACGGCGCCTCCACGCTGGCAATCGCCGACACGATCTACCTGGGCGACTTGCCCAAGGGTGCGCGCATCCTGCATGACTGGGTCGTCAACTGCTCGGCGGGCACGGCATCGTGCACGCTGGACATCGGCTTTCGCAAGAAGTCGGACGGCACGGTCATCGACGTGGACGGCATCGCGGCGCTGATCGCCGTGTCGTCTGCCGGCAACATCGCGGCCGTCAATGGCAGCTCGATCACTGGCGGCCTGTCCTACGTCACGACCGAGGTCGTCGAGGTCTACGCCACGGTGCGCGCCGCGGTGCTGGCCGCAAACCAGAAGCTGATCTTCGAGGGCTCCTACGTCCAGGACTGACGCGCCAGGCGTCTGAGAGCCAAGGCCGGGGAGCGTTCGCGCCTCCCGGCTTTTTTCATGAGGGAACCCGATGGCAGCCACTTCCGTCAGCATCTGCAGCAACGCCCTTCTCCGGCTGGGCGCGCAGACCATCGCCAGCCTGTCCGAGTCCAACGACCGCGCCCGGCTGGCGGCCAACCTGTACGACACGGTACGCGATTCCACGCTGCGCTCGCACCCCTGGAACTGCGCCGTCAAGCGGGTGATCCTCGCCCCGGACAGCACGGTTCCGGCCTTCGACTTCACCGCGCAATTCACGCTGCCCAGCGACTGGCTGAAGACGCTGCAGGTCGGGCATGATGGCTTCGAGGTCGAGTACCGCACCGAGAGCGGCAAGATCATGGCCAGCGGCACGAGCCTTGCCCTGCGCTACATCTGGCGCAACACGGTCGAATCCACCTGGGACGCGATGCTGGTGGAGGCGATGGAGCTTGCGATGGCCGCCGCCATGGCCTACGGCATCACGAAATCCGCCTCCATGGTCGAGGTCGCGCAGACTGCGCTCAAGGCGCACATGAAGCTGTGCCGCGCTGCTGACGGCCAGGACGATCCGCCCGACACCCTGGGCGACTTCCCGCTGATGCAGTCGCGCTTCGGCGGGGCTTTCCGCTACGGGCCGGGGCGCTGACGTGAAGACGACGGTCATCGCCACCAACTTCACTGCCGGCGAGATCAGCCCGCAGCTGTACGGTCGCGTAGACGTTGCCCGCTACCAGAACGGTGCGCGGCGCATGCGCAACGCGGTGCCGCAGATTTACGGCGGCGCACGTCGCCGGCCCGGCACCATCTTCGTGCGCGAGGTCAAGGACAGCGCCGACGCGACGCGGCTGATCCCCTTCGTCCTGAACGCCAGCACGGCCTACATCATCGAGGCCGGCGACCTGTACATGCGCTTCTACAAGGACAACGCGGTCCTCGGCGCACCCTACGAGGTCGTCTCTCCCTACTCGTCGGCGGCGATCTTCGATGTGGACTACACCCACGGCGAGGACACCATGTTTCTGTTCGCTGAGGCTGTGGCGCCGTACAAGCTGGTGCGCATCGCGGACACGTCCTGGACGCTGGGCGCGGCGACGTTCGTCAACACCCCCTTTGAGGAACCCGGCAGCTATCCGGCAGCCACGCTCACGCCATCGGCATCCACTCCGGTTGGCGGGGCTTCGACACTGATGGCCAGCGCCTCCGTGTTCGCGGCCGGCGATGTCGGCTCGTCTGTCAAGGTCAATGGCGGCATCGTCAAGATCACGGCCTACGCCAGCGGCACGAGCGTCTCGGGCATCATCAAGCAGGAGCTGACCAGCACGACCGCCGCGCCTGCCGATGCCTGGAGCTTGCACGCGCCGGCGTGGTCGGTGGCCCGGGGCTACCCGCGCAGCGGCACCCTGTACGAGCAGCGGCTGATTGCCGGGGGCTCTCCGACCTTCCCGCAGACCATCTGGGGCAGCGTGACCGGGGCCTATCTGGACTTCCAGCAGGGCGTGGCCGACGATGACGCCTTCGCCTTCAAGATCGCCAGCGATTCGACAAACCCGATCCGCTATTTGGCGGGCGGCACCAGTCTCATCGCGCTGACCAGCGGCGGCGAGTTCACGGTGCAGGGTGGCCTGGAAAAGCCGCTGGCGCCCACGAACGCGCAGATCAAGCCTCGGCGCAACCACGGCTGCGCAGCGGTGCGCCCGGTGCGCGTGCTGGATTCCGAGATGTTCGTGCAGCGCGCCGGCCGCAAGCTGCGCGCCCTGGGCGACGTGGACGGCCTGGACAAGTGGGGCGCGCCGGACCTCTCCGTGTTGTCCGAACACCTGACCGAGACCGGCATCGTGGACATGTGTTGGCAGCAGGAGCCCGATTCGATCATCTGGCTGGTGCGCGGCGACGGGATGCTGGCGTCCGTGACCTACGACCGCGATCAGGATGTGACCGCCTGGGCCCTGCACGACCTGGGCGGCGTCGTGGAGTCGATCGCATGCATCCCGACGGCCACGGCGGATCAGGTCTGGATCGTCATTCAGCGCACCATCGACGGCGCGGATGTGCGCTACATCGAGCGGCTGTCGCTGGATGTGCGCACCGACAGCGCAGTCGTGGCGACCGGCGCATCGGCAACCGTCTGGAGCGGGCTGGATCACCTGGAGGGCGAGGCGGTGGACGTGGTGGCCGATGGCTACTACGCCGGGCGCTTCACGGTTGCCAGCGGCTCCATCACGCTGGCGCGCGCGGCGACCTCCGTGGAGATCGGGCTGCCGTTCACCAGCGAGCTGGAGCTGCTCCCGCCCGAGATCCAGACCGGCATGGGCTCGGCATCGGGCCATGCCATGAGCGTGTCCGAGGTGTCGGTGCGCTTCCACGAGACGACCGGCTGCAAGGTGCAGGCGTCCGGCGCGACCGCTGACGAGCTCACCTTCCGCCAGACCGGCAACGATGCGCTGGATCAACCGCCCGCGCCGTTCTCCGGCATCAAGCGCATCGAATGCCTGGGCTGGGATCGCGGCGACGCGCCGCTGACGCTCTCGCAGGATCTGCCGATGCCCTGGCACGTGCTGTCGGTGACCCGGGTTCTGACGGTGAACGCAGGATGATCCGCAACGCCACCAAGGACGACATCGGCCGGCTGGTGGAGCTGGGCCGGATGATGCACATGGAGTCGCCGCGCTTTCGGCG